GAGCCACAATTAATTTTGCAACTGCTCCAAGTGCCACAACATTATTATTAAAAACGATAAACATACCTGAGAGGTTAAAAGTTAATCGTAGTGTTCAAACACCCGCGTCTGTTGATTATTCAAATACGGCTACTGTATTAAATAACTCAAATACATTTTTAGTAAATGGAAATACTGTAAGTTTTTCTACCCCCAGTGGTCAAGAAGTCACATCAACAGATGAACTTTTTGTGTACATATCTGGTATTCAACAATCAGCCAATTCATATACTTTCCCAAGTGTGGTTTATGGAAACGCTGGTATTGATATTGGAGATAATGTTGCAACACAGTTATTATTAAACTTTGATGGTTCAGACGCAGCAACAAGCACTACAGATGCTAGTATTTATGCACATCCTTTTACTTTTCAAGCTGATGCAAAACTTGATACAGCACATAAAAAGTTTGGTACTGCTAGTTTACAACTTGATGGGACTGGCGATTATATAAACACAAGACCAACTGTTAATGAATTTAAACTTGATGATGATAATTTTACAGTTGAGTTGTTTTCAAACGTTGGTGGAGCAGCAACAGCTGCTAATGCAACCATGTTAAGTCGTTATCAAGATTCAACCAATTATTATGTCTTACGTCATGTAGGTGCTAATTCAAACGTAGGTTTTGTTTATAAGAGTGGTGATACATCAGTAGAGCTGTATGGTGGTAATTGTAATGGTGGTGTATTTTATCACGTTGCACTTAGTTATAGTAAAGATGATACAAATTTAAGATTATATGTAAACAATGTAAAGGTAGCACACAAAGCGTTTACAACAACAAACAATGTAGCTGGAGATTTAGAGATAGGTAGGTTTGGTTCTGTAAATCAAAACTTTACAGGTCATATTGACGCATTAAGGTTTTCAGATGCAGCGTTGTACAGAGCAGCTGGGCTACAACCAGCAAACACGGCACCGACCGTGATAGGAGGGGCACCCCTAGGTTCGATTCAAGATGATACACTTACCATTCGTAGTTTTTCGGCAACAGTTGAAGCTGTAGACCGATTCACTAGTATGACAGATAAAAAACCTGATAAAGGTTTTGTTATAGACAGAACATTTGATGTATCTACATTTGAATCTCAGAGTGGGTATGAAAAACGTAGATTAATGAGTAGACGCCCAAGACGTAGTTTTACTCTTAATTATACAAACTTGAGTGGAGTTGAAAAAAAGGCTATTGATGATTTTTATATCGCTAGAAATGGTACATTTGAATCATTTGATTTTGACTTAACTCATTTAAATGAAAGCGGAACTGCAATCTGTAAATTTGCAAATCCGTTAAAGGTTACACATGTCCTCTCTGCTGGTAGCAACTTACGAGATAACTTCTTCTCTGTTAGCTTCAACTTGCAAGAGGTATTTGACTAATGAGTGCAAGAACATATGATGTAATTTTAACTGTAGATAATGCTGTTGGTTTTGTGAGTGGTAATGCTATTATTGGTAATACCAGCGTAACGGTAGGCACAATAGCAAATGTTGATTTATCAAACAACACGGTTAAAGTTAGAATAGCAAACACAATCTCAGAGTTCAGAGCTAGTGAAAGTATTCATTCAAATGCTATAACGATTACTGCAAATGCAAACGCAGGCTTAACAAATACTACATTCTTTGCGAACACATACACAGGTAATACAACCACTGCAGCAGCTAATATAACAAATATTGTGCCGTCTCCTTTTATCGCTGAAAAAAATTCATTTACACAAAATCCAATCGTTAGGCTATACAGTTTGTACTATCCTGGCGAGTGGTATCCTCCTAATCCTAATGGTAATCCAACAGGTCAAGGTGTGGGTAGAGCTTATCCAGTAGACATCCCTTATCGTTTTGCAGAAGTGCGCGGAGACCTGGTTTCAGATATAAATTATCGTGTAAAATATGATGGCATTGAATATATTCCTTACCCAGTTAACATAAGTGCAATTAATACTGCAACTGATGGTAAGATAAACGAATTAACACTTGAAGTATCTAACTTTGATAATATAATCAGTACTTTTGTTGAAGACCCTTTTTTAACAGGTAATAATACAACTAATAGTGTAATCGCACTAGTAAATCATGAGTTTGTGCATGGGATTGACCCACGTACAGTAAACGCCACTCCTGCTCAAGTGGGTAGTGAGGGAGAAGATGCTTTTGATTCACTCACACGTGCTCGTGCAAATGGATTAGCTTTTAGTTCAGATGTGGTTGGTGCTTATGGTACGGCTAATGCTAGTTTTACTAGAAGCGAAACGCTAAATGTAAATGGAACTTGGCAAGAACAAAAAATGGATACCAGAGACCTTCTGGGTGGTGTTGTTGAAATTAAGTCATCATTCGCACAGTTTTTAGATTACTGGCCTGAGTATAGCACAATAAGAACTGTTGCTTCAAATGTTGTTGAGATGGTTACTGCTTTACCTTATCGAGTTGGTGATAATGTACAGTCGCAGTATGGTGATGTAAAAGTAAATATTCAGAGGATTGAAGATAATAGATTAATTTACTTGTCAGGTAGTATTGGTTCTAATGTAAGTGCAGGTGATGGGTTGTTTATTGTAAATGAGGCTGCAGACGTTGAAGCATATGTCGAAGATACCTTTAAAATTGACCAGCTTGAATCATTAAATGAAAATGCAGCGACCTTCGGATTGATAAGTTGGCTACAATATTTCAGGTCACAAGTTCCCAAAAGAAAATATTACAAAAATACTTGCCAGTGGGTTTATAAAGGCGAAGAGTGTCAATATCCAGGCCCTGGTGGATTAGCTATACCAGGCACAACTCGTGTGTCTAATGCTAACCCAATAGCTGCGAACAATGAAATTGCAAGCGATGGCACTGGAGACGTGTGTGGTAAAAATATTCAAGCATGTACCTTGCGTAATAACCAACATCACTTTGGGGCTTTTCCAACAACTGGCAGAACAATTCCAAAACAGTAATGTGGTATAATAAATATACAGGTTTTCCTTATAAGCACTTAGGAAATGATTTAAAAACAGGTATTGACTGCTTCAACCTAATTAGGTTAATATATAAAAATGAGCGTGAAATTGAGATACCTTATAAAACATCTGATTACTGCAAAATAGTTGATGAAGATTGGTACGCAAAAACACATGAAAGATTTTTTGAAAAGGGTGCGGATAAATCGTTTGGTTGGATGCGTGTTCCTAGACCTGCTCCTTTTGATGTTATTACTATGTACATGGGTAGCACTCATGTAGTTAATCATTGTGCCTTATATGTAGATATGGCTAAAATACTACACACTATGATTGGTAAAAAAAGTTGGATAGCGCCTTACGGGAGATATTATGAACAATACACACACGGAGTATGGAGATGGATAGGTTTGAACAATTAGTTGATGATATGAAAGCACACGCTGCTCGTGATTATCCTCGTGAGTGTTGCGGTATTGTAACTAAAGATTACATATATCATCCTGTAAAAAATGTTAGTGACACTCCTAAAGACAGTTTCATTGTTGACCCTGCTGGTTTAATTGAACATGATGAAAACATCTGGGGTATATTTCATAGTCACCCTGGAGACGAAGACCCCATCCCTTCTAAAGAGGATAAGTTAGGTGCTACTTTTGATGAGTATAAATACGTGGTGGGATTTAATAAAAAGTTTTATACATATTGGTTAGATAAAAATTTAAATGTATTAAGATTTGATGAATTTAAAAAGGAAATGTTAGATGGCAGTATTAAAGTTTCACAGTAGTTTACATAAATATGTTTCAGCATCTAAACTTAAAGTTGCTTTAAATAGTTGTGATGAGGTAATTAACTTTTTAAAAGGTACACAACCTAATTTAGCTAGATATATAAACAAAGTAACTTTAGGTAAAACTTCAGAAAATTTAATGTTATGTGACTCTAAGGGTCGCACAATAACAAGAGAAGAGTATGTTCTAAAAAAACCTGCTGATGATGAAGTATTACATATCGTGCCTTGTGTATATGGTGGCGGTGGTAAAACTGGTCAACTTATAATAGGTATAGCACTAATAGCAGCTATTGGAATAGCTTCTGGCGGAGCTGGGGGTGCCTTATTTTCAACAACTTTTGCTAGT